TGTTGCACATTAGTTTGTTGCACATTAGTTTGTTGCACATTAGTTTGTTGCACATTAGTTTCTTGCACATGGGAAGCTCCCTGCATCTGCGGAAGCTCAGCCTCGGGCAGTTTGTATTTTAAATACAGCCATGCTGCAAGTTCTTCTGCTGTATAATCCTTCCCGAGTTCAGCCCGAGCGCGCCTGCTTTCCCCGACGAACACATACTTATCTTTCGGGAGGTTGCCTTCGAAAAAGTCTTCTGGACTTGCGAGCACGACCTTGCCTGCTCCTTCCAACCTTTTTAGTTCTTCGAGGTTTTCATTAATGACACTATCGGTTGCAAGGTTGAGGCAGAGTCTTGTGAACTCGTCGTTTACTTCAAATTCCACCTGTTGACCATTTATTTGTTTCTTGATTTCCTTAATCAACAGGTGTCCTCCGATGATGTGCCAGAGCTCGTGCTTGATGATTGCTCTGAAAAGTGTTATGAGTTCTTTTTGGTCCAGCATATCGAAGTCCTTACCTATGCGCTCAACATTGACAAGGATTTTATACTCTAACTTCTGCGGGTCTATTTTCGAAGCTGCAACGTCTATCTTGTCAGACTGTTCGATGTCTGCTATATTCAACAAGCTTGCATAAAACAAATCTTCCTGAACTTGCACAATTCCCTCTTTTTTAATTCCAATCAAAAGAGCCTTCACGAATGCATTTTTAACGTCCACCATAGTTCCACCTCCAAATTTAAAAAAATGGGAGCGTGCGCTCCCGTTATGAAACGATTTTATCAATCCTCGGATACAGCGTTCTGAACTTCACGAACGTCTTTAAATATTTTAATGACTGGGCATTTATGTTCCTGATAACTGCTGCCCAGTCTTCATCATTAATGCTGTCGAGCACATCTTTTGGAACATCTAAGATTGTGCCTTTTTCAAACATTCTTAAAAGGGCGACAACTTTTTCAAGATGTGTTGCCATCTTGATTTTAACTAGATTTGCCTGCAGGAAATCTTCTTCAACGAGTACATCAGCCTCCATTTGCCTGATGAATTCAGCAGCTGGTTCTTGTCCGATTATGCCGGACAGAACTTCCAACTGTATTAACTTGTCCATATCTTTGATTACGTCGAAGACACGCACTGCTCGCTCCATGCCTCTTGGAGTTAAGGTTATTGGTGGTAGTTTCACCTGCTCGTCGAAAGTACCGAACCTGTCGAGCACTCTTGTTGCAACGAGCGACAACTTTTCCTCATAACCTTTCTGGGACATATAGCTGTTAAAATCAACAGGGTCATTGCTCACTGATAAAATTACAAATCGGTTGAGCAATGCCCTATCGTTCATATCGGAAACCACATACTCCTCTGTGTCTGGATTGGCTGCAGCAATGATAAAAACATCCCCCAACTTGTGTGGACCAACCTGCCTATCGAGAACGAGCTGGAAGATGGACTGCCTGACATAAATCGGGGCGCGATTAATTTCATCAAGGAAAAGAATAGCCCGTTCGTCCTCTTTCGGTAACCAGTTTGGCCTTAGAAATTCAGTAACGCCGTCCCTGGTTACTGGTAGCCCAAGCAAATCTCCCGGCTCAAGCTGGCTCAAAATTACTGTGTACAGCTTTCTGCCAGTTTCTTGAGCAAGTTGTCTAACGATTTCGGTCTTGCCGACGCCGGCATGACCGAACAAAAGAACAGGTTCTGCAATTAGTTCAAGTTTCACTAACACTTTGGATACAGCAGCAATTCTCATACCAAACACCTCCACAAAGTTTTTTGTTTTGGGCAAATGCCCTGCTTTCAAAATCACCATATATATAACAACAAACGGCACTTTTTTGGGAGGTCAACACCCAGTCAAAAAAGACTTAGAATGTTCCTGCAAGGAGGGATTAGAAATGGACTTTTTCGAATTCCTGACAAAATATGGTGAAAGCAGCCTTTCGACGATACTGGTGCTCGCGATGATTTATCTGCTGATACAATTCATTATCTCCAACAGAAAGCATGACGACAACATGTATGAAGAACGCAAGACACTGATACAGCTTTTGAGCGAAACATCGCCGATGATAGCTGAAATTCAGGCTTCGATTCAGAATTTAGAAGCAATGTTCGAGACACAATTGGAAAGTTATGCTAATACATTTAGCAAAGACCATGTACAATTAATAGAAGTCACAAAGAATTTAGAACACAAGGTTGATGAACTGAACAAGATACTTTGGGAAATCAGAGCATCAATTAGCAAGATTAGCAAGAAGTGAAAAAGAGGTGGCAATATGCATGAAGCGATAATGGTGAGCGCAGCACTTGGAATCTGCTTGGTTTCAACGATTTGGAACTGGAAAAAGATAAAGAAAGAAAAGGAGTTCATTAAAGAGCTCAAAACAGTATCCACGGCATATGACTTCATCAAGAAAGGTTTCAAAAATGAAGAGCTAAAACAACTGCGTGTTGCTACAAAACATAGCCAGTGTTGACCTACTCCCCGCATTAAAATGCGAGGATTCTTTATGCGGTATGTTAACTTACTAACCTTAGAAATCCTGAATCCCGACTTAGTATCTTCTGTTGGTTCAAACGAAGATACTAAGTCAGTTTCTCTTGTCCCTGGGAAGCACTGGTAAAATACCAGATAGTTTATATAACGCTAGAACGTGAAATTTTTGAGTTCAACTTGCGGGTGGGGTTGACGTAAAATAAATTGGCAAAATAATTAGCTGAGCTATAGGGGGATACGTATGAGCCAGCCCAACGAAGAAAGCAAAAAGAAAAAAGAGATAAAGAACAGCATCTTAAGAACACTGCTGAATTACACCGACGACATTGCGCTTGCGATTTATAAATCCATCAAGCCGGCTTCAAGGATAAAGACAGCATCACAAAAAGACCATGGAGGTGTTAACATGGACAGGCAGAAGGTATTATTAGACCTTGCGGCAGAGCTGATTAAGCTTGCGACAGATGACACAGAATTAAAAAGGGCAAAGAAACGCAGAAACATTGCTCTTGGTACAGGACTAGCAGGTCTTGGTGCTGGAATTGGAGGACTCGGCGCAGCACTGGGCATAGCAAGAAAGAATCCACAAGAGGTTCAAGCCGTGTACGATACGTTAAATAGCATTGTGCAAAATGCTGAAAAGCCGATATCACCTAGCAGGCTGTCAAAACAGATGAGAAAAGCAATTCCGCTAAAATACCGTGTACCACTCGGCATATCGCAGATAGGTGGTCTTGTTGGATTAGGCTCACTTCCATTTGCTATATACTATGCTCACAAGGCGAAGAAGCTGAGCAAAGAAAGAAAGAACAAATAAAATGCAGTGAAACAAAATGCAGTGAAACAATATGACAAATATCTTGGTTAAATAAGCAAATAAGACGAAGAAAGAATAGCAAAAGAAGGTGAGAATAATGCCGGATAAAAAGAACAATAACCGAACGATGAGTGACGAGGAACGTCTTAAAAGGCAGAGCAGGATATCGGCTGGAATAGGAGCTGGGGCACTGCTTGCCGCATTGGGCTTGAAAGGATTAGCGATATCCAAAGGGCGCAAGGAACTTGCTCCGCAATCTCAGAAATTGTACAAATTTTTACACCCGGTCTTTAGAGAACCACTGCTATACGAACAGTCACCTACATACCGCCTGTTGCACAGCAAATTAAATCGTTGGGTAAGACCGCTAACAGCCGTTGGTATTGTGGGATTAACATCAAGTCTAGTGGCTGGGCATGAGGCCAGACGCAGAGCAAAACTAAAAGAGGAAGAACGAAAACTCACACCTGAGGAACTAGTTCAGGCTAAGGAACAAATAAATCAGGCGAAAAGAATTAGAAAAATTTAGAAGGCTCTTGCTATTGCTGGTGCTGGCGCTCTTGCCGGAGCACTGCCTCTAGGGATATACAGCACAAAATCAAACCTAAAAGCATTGCAGGCATATGGTGGACGTGTAAACGTTAGTGAGTTATTTAAGTCGATGCCGAAGAAAGTTCAGATTGCAGACAGACTTGCCAGTGGATTAGGTATTGCAGGAGCAGGGGCATTAGTAGGTTCCGGTATAGCAGGCGGACTAGCTGCCAGAAAAGAAGACAAAGCTATAGCTGACAGTGAAATCAAGCGCTCGGCGAATAGGAAAAAGCTAATGAAGGCGCTGGCAACAGCAGGAATCATATCAAGCATAGCGTTACCGATAGTTGGAGTAAGAAAAGGAGTGGTAAAAGACTTGACACCTGAAAGGCAGGCTTTGTTGCTGAGATTAAAACCACACCTTGTCGAACCATTCTTGAGGCGTACTTCACCAACATTCGCTAGAGCAAGGATGTTAGGAGGTTTAGCAGGTATCGCAGGTCTTGGTGCATTAGGAGCTGCTGGTTTTTATGGTGCTGAAGAGCTAAAAAGACGCAGGAAAAAACTTGAAGCTAAAGACACTCTCGTGTCTTCAGACATGAGTAACAGCTGATATGTTAGATAGTTATGTTATTAGAATCGTCGTTTTGTTTCGACTTTCAAACAACAGATGGTATAATGTACACGACAGAGATTTCAATGCGGCGAGGAATATACTTGCAGAAGGTTTAAAGTTACTTAGCGAAATTGTAGGGCTGGGACGGCCCGAGCCGGAAGGCGATGCCTGTGGAGGCAAGACCTCTACTATCGGTGGTACGTCACTGGTAGCAAGTCTTGTCTGTGAAGCAGGAAGCTCGTGACTTCAGTCATGGGCGGTTCACGAAATAGAAGCAAATAAAAGAAAGACTTCAACAAGCAAACTGCAAAAGTGTAAAATTTACCATCGATGGTGAAGCACCGCACAAAATCACCCTATTAAAGGAGGTATTAGGTATGGATAAGGAACTCATTAAGATTGCAGAATTCTTAGTGGAAGCAGAGAAATACTTTGAAGACGAACTCTTGAAACTTGCAGAAGAAACAAAAGAGAAAGCAAAATTGCTCAGCAAGATTAAAGCAGCACTCGGCAAGGTTAAAGAAAAAACAAAGGGTGCAGTTGGCAACGCAAAAGCAAGTGTTAAGGCGCATCCAGTTAAATGGGGTCTTGGTGCTGCCTCGACAGCTGCAGGTGTTGCTGCGCTTGCTACGTACTTGAACAACAAAAAGAAGGCAAAAGAAATAGAAGCGTTTTTGAACTCAATTGAAGAGTAACATCAATGTAGAGGGAAGTGCCATGGTAACAGCCATGGTACTTCCTTTTTTTATGGAGGTGTTAAAAATGACGCAAAGACAGCTACGCAAACTTGCAATGGCTATGGAAGAACTACAGACGCAGATACTTTTAGAAAAGATTGCACAATTACCTACAATGGGACAGCTTTTGAATCAGTTCAATGGATATGTAGCTGGTGCAAGGAACAGATTGATACAAACCACACAAGCACATCCGCTCAGGATGTTAGGTCTAACCGGGTTAGGTGCTGGTGCAGTTGGATACATGCTTGGTAGGAGGAGACAAGAGGGCGGTGCAGCAAGTAGTAGTTGATGGGCAATGAAAAAGGCAAAAATAAGAGAGCCTGAACTGGCTCTCTTTTTTTATAGTCCGTATTGCGTATAGACATCTTCAGGTAGAGCGCCCGTAGCTTTCTGCCAGAGCTTTTTATTTGCATTTAGTACTGGCTGGGTCAACTTAGTAGTTGGCGTACTTGCAATGCTCCATAGGACTATAGAAGGCAGGATAGGACCGAACACACGGACAATACCTGGCATTTTTGCCCAGCGCTGTTCAAGTCCTTGGAAGAAAGTTTTTGCATCGGCTTCTTTTAGGAGCTGAGCTGTTTTAGAGTACATTTCGAACGGCTGAGGCTGTTGTATAGTTTTAAGTTGCTGAGCAAGCGCCTTAACTCGATTGCGTTCATTAAGCAATCCGAAGCCGAGCCCAATACCGCTGAAGATAGCATTAGCAATGAGCATATTTTTAAGCCATGGTTTAATTATTTGTTTAGCAGACTGTGCAAGTTGCTGCTCCTGTGCGGTTTTTCTCATATCTATCACCTCAGTCCGTATTCTTTTTCAAGTTTAGCATGGTAGCCTGTTTGGACGGCATCGGCAACCATGTTGAACGGCAGGGACAGAATTGGGAATGCAAGTGCATCGACACCTGTTCGCACGACCCACTGCGTCAATTTAGGCTGGTTCGAATACCACTGATGTGCTTTCATGAAATTCGAACTAGCCCAAGGCTTGACTTTTGAAACGACAGACTTGAGGGCGCCTGTGAGGGCAGTTCCCCAGCCGGCCTCCTTAACAAGATGAACAGAACGCAACCTTTCGGCTAACTGCTGTGCATTTTTTATCCTTTCGCTGTTCATGAAACCGGGCTACGGATACACGTGGCTTTAAGTAGCCCTTTCCCTCCTTTCGTTGTAAATCTTCTTCTTTTATCCTTCTCTTTACAGATACCTATCCATCCTTGTTTCCCAACTTAGCTTCGATATACCTGATTATATCATTAATCAAGACCGTGTTGATATTTTCCTTTTTCTCAGACAAATAAGAATAAAAGAGTTTAAAGAGCTCTTTAGGTTGGAGGTTGAACTTACTGGCACGCCTGAGCAGTTCTTTGAACCTGAAGCCGATGGTGAACATGAAGACATCAGACGGTCTTGGTTCGAATTCAGACGGAGCAAGCCTTTTGCCATCTACAGCATCATCGAATTCATCATCTGGTTCGCTGAGTGGTTCAGCAGAAGCAATTTCTTTCAACGAGCCTTCAGGAAGTCTATCTGTAAGGTAGTCGAAGAAGAACAAGATGGTAGGTTTAGCGAAAGCTATCCAGATATTAGCAACTGGATGTTCAAAGCCTGGATTATCTGCTCTGTGCTTATCGAGATACGAGGCGAATGCTGGATTTCTAAAGGCAAACTCAAAAATCTCATCAAGTGTAGGTAGATAATCGGAGTGAGAATGGAATGAATTGACAGGTATGCTCATTGTCAGAAACAGCTTGTCTGACGGCAGCTCAGTCTCTCCTGAGTTTCTGAGCTTTTCGAGTTCGCGAGTTAGGAAGAGGAAATATCTTTTGAAATATCCAAAAGTAGACACATTAAGAACCAAGATTTTAGAAAGCAACGTGTTGAGGTTATACATATTGTTCACCTCCGACTTAGAGGCACGCGACTTCAGTTGTGTGAGATATAGAATAGTTTGTTTTTGTCTTGCTATAGGGTGGCACCCCAGGGTACTTATTAGCCCACTGGACGTAGCGGATTGGGTACCGCTTAGCCTAGTCAACTGTTGCCTTGCTGCCGCCATCGCAATTTATTCGGGGGTAGTTGACTGCTACTGCAGCTAACATATAGTATACCACGAAAGCAGGGGTATGTTGGAAGCGCCGACAAGTTTTTTTAAGGTATAGTAGAATAAACTGGGAGGTGAAGTGGATGTTTAAGATGTTCATAGCGAAGATATTGAAAAAGCCCGAGCCGATAAGGGAGTGGGCGCTCGAAAGGTATGGAGTGTTGGGATTGATGATTAAACTTGATGAAGCATTAGAACAGCTTAAGGATGCACTGACAATGGAAAACAATCAAGCAAGAGAAGTGGTAATTGATGTACTGAGCAGAGTAAGGCGCATATCGGAGGCAGGTCTTGCGATGCTTGAAGCAGGACAATTGACAAGAACAGGCGAGAGGCTGGAAGACTATAAGGTGCTCAGTAGAGAGCAGGTTAAAGCGCTGATAGAACGTCTCAGCAAGTTGAGGCGAGCGCAATGATGCTGAAGCTTGATTTAGATAAGGAAAAAGAGCGGATATTGAATGAAGATATAAGTGACTGGGGCAAGTACCATACGATAGTGGTGGAAGGCAGCCTGCGCGGTAGCGGGTTCATGGCGCTGATGAAGTTAATGACACTGAAAGTAAGATTGGTAGTGTATACTGACAGCATACCGAACATGGGGCTGCTGGGCAGACAGCTATTGAGGCATGCGGAAGTATACGTTGGGAAGATGAAGGTGCCGTTGGTATTAGAAGCAAAAGACGAAATTGGTATTGAGCTGGTCAAAAAGATAATAGTCAAATAAGAAAGCGCTTGACAAGCACAAGGCAAACGTGGTACAATAGATAGGGGGAGAACATGGAAGGAAGGGATTGTGCTTGAAAGGTGTTGAAAAGCTCCTTACAAGAGCACGAGCGAAAAAGGGAATAACGTGGCCGTTCAGTAAGCAGGTAGTGAACGGCGAAATGAAAGACAAGATACCAGAAAATTTGGTGACAGGAAGAAAAATAACGTTCCTGCCATATTATTTGCGTGGCAGGCGTTTTCATTATTTTGTACTCTTAGTAAAGTCAGATATCAGATACGTGCCGAGGAAAGTGGCAAAAGTGGCATTAGAATTAGCGCTTGAGATAGCAGAGAAGATAGTAGGACGTAGGTACGAGCAGTACGTACTAACGCCTGAGGGAGTAGAGCTCTGGTTTGCGATGAAGCCGAACGAACTTAATGAGTTACTTAAACGCAGGGACGGAAGGCGACCGAACTCAAAAAAGCGCAGCTTGTACTTAGACCTTAGGCAGTTTCACAGCCTAACACCAGGGCAAAAAGAGCAGGTAGCACTTTCTAACCCACGAACGAAAAAGGTATACATGAAAGACGGCAAATTGACTGTAGAGATAGAGCTGCGCAAATGGACGATGGAACCTGGCTCAGTTGTTGTACCAGGACTTGTTAAGGATGTACGCATCGACCTTCAGACAGTTAAACGGTACGCCAGCATGAGCTACGAAGAGATTGCAAAAGAAAGAGGAATTGACCTAGAAAAGTTCAGATACATTCCGAGTGACAAACTTAGGCAGGACAGAATTGAGCTTATCAGTTCCAAGGATATTTTAGCTCTTCTTGGCAAATTCGACCCGCCATCGCCAGATGAAAAGACAATCACCTACACAAAAATCCTCCAAGAAGAACTCAGGAAAGCTGATTTAATTAAAGAATACTTTGCTAAAGGCAGACCTGTTGCATATGGCAGGTACCATACTGTTGCTGTTGGGCTGTACCGTGAAAGCAGCATCGACATGCTCGTGCCATATGCAATCCAGAAAGTAGTAGGCGATGAATATGCAAGTCCGTGGTCTGGTAGTGCGTATGTTGAAGGCATTGGGAACACGTACGTAAGCAAGGTAAACAGACTCAGATGGTGGGACCACAACAGTTTGAGAAGCGTTGGTGGAATTGATGCGTTTGCGCTCTTTTACCGACCCCAGCGGTATGAAGACTACCCAGACCTGAAAGGTTTCGAATACGTTGCAATGCGCAAAATCCTCAGGCTCAAGACAGGCGGACTAACCGAAGAAGGCTTCAAAGTCGTTGAGCATATTGCGGAAATCATTCGCCAAATCCAGAAGTACAGATATCTAGAACCGAGAAAACATGTCAACAAAAAAATAGACAACATCATCAGAGCGCTTAGATACATCGCCAACATCCTCGGGGCACATGAAGATGGAAAAGACATCATCAGCACAAGGTTCCTAGCAAAGCTCATGAACGTGTCTAACTCTACAGCTTGGAACATCTTAAAGCTACTCAAAGAAGCGGTCATCATTTCCTTCATAGACACTAAGCTTGTCTACAGCCATGAAACTGGAAAGCACGAACCAGTTCCTATCTACTATGTACTAACCAACGTCGACCCGTTCGAACAAGCCTTCAGACTCATGAAACTCGTCAGCGTCTACATCTACGAATTCATGTTCCATGCAAGACTTAAAAGACTATATGAACTATCAGGCGTAAACTACACCGTTCAGCTTGAACACACACCACACCTGAAACAGCTCGCTCAAAAGCAGCTCAACCTCGAACAGCTAATCTCCAGCCCTCCTGAGGTCAAATACTACGAACTTCGTAGATAATCGGAGTGAGAATTGAAAACCGAACATCCCGTATCCCATCCCAGTCGAAACTGGGAATTTCGTTTTTGGACTTCCCTTTGATTTTAGCCAGACAAAAACATTTTTAACATAAGCTAACTTAGTTTTATCAAGGCTAACTTAGTGCACACGCCAGAGCTAAAAATTTGCCCGCTGGCGCGGGCGAGAACCTTTCATTTAGGTTTTAACTAAGCTTAAGGAGGAAGCCCACGCAGTGGGCATTTAAACCTATCGATAGGTTTTAACCTAACTTCTAGGAATTCAAACAGTCATTAGCTATCAGCCAATAGTCTAAAGGTTTACCATTAAACTTTTGGCTGGTCTTAACTTAACTATTTGTTAGTTAAAAGCCTTTCTAAAGGCTATTATCTAGCAATTAGGTTTTAACCCTTCGATAGGTTTTAACCTAGATGAAAGGTTTTTGCCTTATGAATGATTTTAAAAAAACTCATTCTTATTTTTCAAATAAAAAGGTGGTCGTTCGATAATTTTTATCGTAATGAGTTATTATCTAACGAGAATAGTGATAAATAAACATTTTTCCTTCGATTACCATGGCTCACCACATGGTGATTTAGGCTTTCAACATGCCAGATGCAGGCGGTATAATATGTCTTGGGAGGTGGGAAGATGCTGTTTAAAATAGCACAGGATAGGCCTGATAAAAAGCCTCAAGATGACAAGCCAGGACCACCTGAGACGAAGTTCGAAGGCAAGACGAAGAACTATGTAGTCAGTGAGAAGAACAAGCCGATAGCACCTGAAAAAGGTGTATGGAGAAGGAAGGTTGTATACGACAAGCACGGCTACAAGCACGTTTTGACATTGAACTGCTACAAGGGTAAGTGTACAGTTACGAGCATATGGCATGAAAAGCAAGAGCCACATGCAAAGAAGAAGTACAAACACCTAAAGTGGCTGAAGTAGCGTTCTAGTTCAGAACGGATTTAAGCCTGAAGCGTTCTGTTGCAGAACGGTGGGGAAAGATAAAAAAAAGCCAGGTTAGGGGGTATTTTTTGAAAAAATAAGCCGGGGGTATCGAACCCCGGCTATTGGCCGTTTTTAGGGGGATTAACCCATCTGGCAACGTTTATCACCTCCCAGAAAGTTTGGAATAACATCATTCTGTCCTCGAGACTGCAGGACACTATGATGTCCGTGACAGTGTTTGACTGCAGCACGGACTTGTTAACATCAGCTGCAGCCTCGAGTATCATCCCGACATCCTCATCGTCGGGATGCGCTCCAATTGTCTGGAGCATCTCATTGGCATCTACCAACAGTATCTCGAAGGGGTGGATTTTGTAGAACCCCTCGGGTGGTAGATGCCCATGTTTTTCGAGGAACTCATATACTTCGGCATCGCCTATTATGTTCATGAAGCGAACACCGAAGCTTATGAGTTCCTCAGCCTGGTCGTATTTCGAAAAACCAGGCTTTATCTCACGCAGCCAGCCGGCCATAGCGTTCCTGTGGCCGAGCGCTACGTGTGCTACCTCGTGGTACACGCAGTACCTGAGGTAGTCCTTCGGCGCTTGCTCGCCATATCGGTCTTTGAACTTCTTGCCGATATGGCTGGCAAGCTTAATGTTTACTCCCAGCGCCCAATCGTCGTCTGGGAGCCAGATGGCTCTGAAGTCAGAGCCACCTTCGAGTTCGACCACTGTCAGCGGTGGTCGAACATTAAATTCATCGCAGACATCTTTTGCGATGTCTGCGATTTTCTTTAATTCCATAATTTCTCACCCCTTTCGGAATTGTTCATAGTCTATATAACATCAGCTACTGGTATTTTTAAGCGAGGGGAAAGATAAAAAATGGGAAGCCCGATACTTGTATACCGCCTCGATGCCGGGCGGTTGGGATTTAAGGCTCTAAAACCCCGCATTTTAATGCGGGGAGTAGGTCAAATAACAGCCAACCAACCTTTTTGTGTTCATCAACTTTATAGAATTTCAAATGGTATAATTGTATTAGTACATTCCAAAGTAAGGTATCTCCAAGCTCCGTAAATGGAGTAGGAGTAGGGGCTTTGGCCAACCCAATGCGGTTAAGGTTAGTAAGCTAACATACCGCATAATGATAGAATTTCTGCGAAACTTAACCGAAGGAATGATGGCTATGGACAGCTTCCTTTATAGGGTCGGTGTACTGAAGCTCGAGGAGCTTAAAGTTCCAACAGGTGTTGGATATTTGATACATTGGACTGGCATGAACGAAATGCTCTCGCCTGTCCTTGCTCAGCGCATCAGGGACAACCTCGAATCCGCTCTTGCAATGGAAGGCTGGAGTTCGCAGAGTATCAACCGTGTCCTCAATAAGCTGTCGGTTGCAGTCATGCCGAACGGAATAATGGTGACGGTGCCTGATAAAATCTTTGCAGTGTATGAACGTGGCAGGCGTGGATATAAAATGCGACCGAGGCAAAAACCAGTACCAATCAGGCTCAGCACCGGCGAGATTATCTTCAGGAAAGTAACACCGCAGAGCATTGCCAAAGGTCGATGGTATGTACCACCGCAGCCTGGTAAGTTCATTCTTAGGCAGATACTTGAAGAGGTAAGAGAGAAAGTTGGAATAGAACTAATGGAGCGCTCGCAAAGGCTGATGCAACGACTATCCGAACTTGTTGCTGAACAGTTCGCCAGTACGCCCAACCCGTTTGCAAGAGGTGATTGACAGTGGAACGCAGGCACGTAATAAAAGAGATTGAGCATGCCGAGGGGTTTGTTTCATTTTTTGAAAGACTACTTGCTGTCAGCATGACTGCTATGGAAAAATTCATATCCGAGTACACTGATTTGGTCTTGGGACAGGATATATCTATCAAGCCGGTGTATGATTTTAACGTCTTTGCACCAGATACTCCAACAACCGTAGTTGTAGACATAGGTCCTCTAGCGAACGCTTCAGTTACATTTCCAGACCCGGGCAACCCGAATATAACAATACGCTACAAGATGGGACCGCACCAGTACATGCTCAGCGGGACGGTGAACTTCCATTTCGTATCGCTGAACGAACTGTTCGCTCACAGGACTGCCAGTGCGTTCTTCTCATTTGCACTGCTCAATCCACCGTTTTTCGAACAGTACGACTTTCTAAGCTTCAAACCCACAAACCAGTCGAGTACTATCGTTCTGCCAGACGAGAGCGGTTCCCTTGCTTAAGCTAAGTACGATGTGACTGTTGGCGTTGAATATCTCTACTCACTAGTGCTGAATGTTGAGCCAAGACCGGGCTATCCAACACTCAACGGTTTGTATTTTAAAATAAAGCATAGCGAAACTCCCATTAATGAATTCGAGGTCAAATAACTTTCAGTTTGGAGGTGTAAAAGATGCCATACGTAAAACCTGGTGTATATGTAACTCAAGAGTACATTCCTTCCCGCAAGGCTGCACCGAACATCGATAACTATCTGCCCATGGTGATGGGCGTACCAGTTTATGTGAACGAAGCGCAGGCGTACTGGGGCAGTGCAGATACCATGACTAATAACATTGTTGAAATTCCTCTGCCTTGGAAAGACGGCTTTCCGTCCGACTTTTTCGAAATCGACCCCAATACCGTAAGAGTCGTGCTCGCACCATTCACCGAGACAGGTTTACCAGCTTTCATTACGAAAGACCAGTTCGAAAAGTTCGGCTTGCCGTTCCAAGTGCCGGAAATGTGTGCTGATATTACTGACTGGCTCAGAACACAGACTGTCAACGGCCAGCCAGCTATAAGCTCAACAAAAGTGCAGATACCGAGACTCAAATTCGCTTCCGATGAGCTTTCAAACATTGTCACATACGGCGGTCTGCAACTCAGCCAAGTCCAAGAAACAGTAATAGAAAACGGCAACACTGTTACAAAGACGTGGTACGTTGTTTCGCCACAGAGAGTAAAAATCTTCGTGTACTTCAAGGCATATCCAAAATCGAATTCGCCTAAACTAGGAGTTCCCGTCAAAATTAGAAGCGAGACTGACATCGTCAGCTTGTTTGGACCAGTCCATCCAGCTAACCCGCTCGGCTTTGCACTGTACTTGACTTTCCAAGGCTCACAGAACGGCTATCCAGTTATGGCTGTACCATTTGCAGCAAGTAGCAGTGACAAAGACGAACCTGATGTCGATGAGTTCATAGATGTACTTAACGAAGTAGTTGTAGCTCCGAACATATACGCAATAGCACCGCTTATCGATGTAAGCAGAGTCGGTCAGCAGAGCGGTATTTCCGTTGCAGACGCGTTAGTTAGTGCCGTAAGGCTTGCCGAGTCGGAAAACTACATGAGAAAGTTCAGAATTGTAATGGCCGGCTTTAAGAACACTTCATATACAGCTGGACTGAGCAAGCCGGAAGTTATCGCTAAATTGGCAAAGTTCATTGCGCCAATAGAAGAAAAACGTGTAAGGATACTGCTCAACCCAGTGTTCATGGCAAGGTTCCTTACTAGCTCTTATCCTGTTCCAGGATATATGTATGCTCCATTCTATGCAGGACAAGTTGCTTACTTTATGAACAGACAAATGCCACAAACAGTCCTTACTGAAACTGAAGTGCCTGTCTTTACAGATGTGCTCTGGAACAACAACTTGTCTTACTACTTCAGCGAAATGGAGCTCAATGAACTTGCTTCATACGGCTACTGGATACTCTACAAAGACGACAATACTTCCACAGTAAAAGTCAGGCACCAGCTCACAACAGCGAATACTGATATGGTTACCTGGGAAGACAGTATCATACGCTCTGTAGACTTCATCTCAGAAGACCTCAAACGTGTCTTAATGAACTATGTCGCAAGAATTGTGCTTACTGAAGAGACGCTCAATACTATTATCAGACCGGCAATTGAAGACAGAATCAAATTCTATAAGGCGACAAACATCTGCGGCCCAAAAACAGGAATCAGCGAGCTCGTAATACCTGAAGATGAACCAGATAAGGTGCACTGTGTAATCAAGATGCAGACGCTCTTCCCACTCAATGTGCTCGAGTTCCATATAGTCGCAGGGCGGATGTAAAAGCGAGGGGGCTTGCCCCCTCTTTAACTATGAGGTGAACACATGAGCCTAAGAGTAGACTTCCAAGCTAAAAGCCAGGACTACTTTACTGCAAGCGCTGAACTGTTTTCTACCATACTCATGAAGCTGAATACCTTGTCGCTTCCTGAAAGCGCCAAGCAGCAAGTAGTTCAGCTGCAACAACTAGCCACCGAATACAGAAATTATGTCACTAATCTTGACTTTTCAAAAGAAACAGCAGCACAGTACATAAATACTTTGATTGATGGATTATTCACAAGTACGGGTCTTTACCAGCAGGCAGTTAAATTAATGGCTAATAATTTCAAAGAAAGCAAAGAATACTCAAACGGCTACCTTAAGTTGGAGTCTGCACTCAGCAGTGTACTGTACGATGTAGTACTTACTTTTGAAATTTCAAATGATAGACCAGCGTTTCAAATTACAGCAGCTGAACTGCTTCAGTACCTGCAGCTTGAAAATATTAAAGAGTTCTTTGAAGAAACTGAGCAAGCAGTCAGTGATACCAAGCAAGAAATCAAAGAACAGCAGAATGAGCGACAAATAAGACAGATTGGTCAGAACATAAAAGTTGAGCAGCAACCGAGCGGTACGTTTATTGTGCTGATACCGTCTGACAGTAGGGAGATACCGATTTACTATCAGTCTCGCACGGAAACGACAACGTATCAGACTGAGGTACTTTCGAATCCGGGTTCACCAACAGCCAATGTAGTAACCAGATTTCCAGTGAAGACCATTCGGCTGAAATACGCAGTTGCAGGCATCCAGCTGGTCGGTATCGACAAGACGTCAATTAAGTTGCCAGATGGGAAACTGCTTAGCGACTGCGTGATTGCATCGGCTACGGCATATGGTACAGCAGGTGGTGTCTTCTTCTATTCAGAACTTACGTTTGAGTGCATAGCGTAGAGGTGGAGCAGATGGAACAGAACTTCTTGACATTTAAGAACGTTGCAATAACTTTTGATGGAGCAAAAGTCAGCTATGTAAACTCAGCATCTGTGCGCAAGGAATTAGTTGTTGAACTTGCTTCGTCAATTGAAGAAGGCAAAGAAGTAGCTGTTACGAATCCAGTACCATATGCTGGTCCTGAACGGTATGCGGTGTCGTTTTCGGGAGTTTCACAAGACATGCCGAGCCTGAATGCAAGCTACCAATCTATTGCACTTGGCAATATCAAATTATCTAACTGCTATGCTCGAACGTTCAGCATAAGTTTAGACTACAGCTCAAGCAAGCTCTTCAGATTTCAAGGTGAATATGAGTGTGAAGCAATGAGTTAAAAAATAAAAGGAGGTATCAAACATGCCGGGCAACTTCTTAACACTCAATGATGTTCCTGTATGGCTGAAACTTCGTTCTGATAGCGCAGACTATGCAGACTCGTTTGCACAGAGCATCACCGTAAACTATATGGTACAAGTTGAGCGTGTTACCGAACTCGGAACACTGCAGTTTCTACCAGCAACAGGATTCGAGGCAGTGACACTTCAGATGAGAAGAGTTGCATTCAACACTGCAAACCAAGATATTGCTCAGCTTTCTATCGGGGACGAAATCTATGAAGTCAAAGTTGGTTCAAATGCAAGTCTGATAGCTCGCAACTGCCATGTGTCAACAGTTAGTAGAGGCGTTACGGCAGGACAGGTTCTAATCTATGACGACATTACACTTGAATGTGTAACACTTGAGGCAAATTCCTAGCAAGGGAGTTTAGGTTTTCCTGCTACTGGAACCATAACTGTTTAAAGGTATCCGAAGATTTGAGGAGGTAGTAGTGTGGCACAGGGGCAAGGAGTTGTAATAACCTCATCTGCAGGAAATGAAACCAAGCTCTATGTTACGGCATTAAACATAACATTCCAGCAGGATGTACAGCGGATATACGATATAAACAGCTATAAGCCTGTCAAGCTGATTGCGGCAAAACCAGTGTGGGTTATTCAGCTTACTCAGGCATTTGCATCAGGAACTCTGACAGGCAGCAATTTTACAATTCGTATAGGCGACAGAACATGGAATAACTGCGTGCTTGCCAGTGCCACCGACGAAGTCTCCGTGGAGACTATAATTTATTACTCTACACTGACCTTTTATTGCCCAGCGTAAAAAAAGGAGGGATATAAATGGCTGAACTCAAAATGAATAGTCTTGTTGCCAACCCAACTTCTTTTGCACCGTTCAAGTCTACACAATTCCAAGTTGAGGTTTACGAGTGGTCTGGTGAGACTTATGCATCAAATCCAACTTCCCTTGGATATGCCATGAACGTGGTAGTAAACGAAGAAGTTGATGTGCGAAGGCAGTTCATCATAAGTAGTGACAGTCCGCAAATCGTGACAGGTGTAAAAGCATACACTATTCAGATTTCGAACATGGCTTCGCCTACATTTAATGCATTTAAGTTGGCTAAGAACAAACAATACATCAGAATAGTGGTCAAGGATTCAGACCAGACGATTGCAAAATATTCTAACTGCCTGATACAGAACTATTCACTTAATGCCAATGTCGGCGACGTGCTGGTTTACGATACAGTTGTGGTCTTATGTGCAACGAAGGAATGACCTTTCTAAAAGTCAATTTATGCATAATTTGACCTGTGGATAGGTCACTTACGCAAAGGTGGTGAGAAAATGACACTGGATTTATACACACTGCCGATTGACCAGTACAACGACCCGGGCAACCGCATGGGGTTCTCCCATACGGTTATTCCTGAGAGATTTAGAAGTACTGACTACCTTACTGATGTTGTCAACGGCAAAAAGCAGTATGCTGCATATATTGTCGGCAAGGGGACATCGAAAGGCATATACAGGATAGACAATCCAATTGATGCACTCACGAGTGCATGGTATTTTGTACAGAACGTTAAGTACTTCCCAGAAGATATTGCAGTACAGATTGCGGCAAAAATATATGACGCGCTGGTTTCATTTGGTATTAACTCAGATGATGCTGACTATGTTAAGGCTCTATCAGAACTTGCTTCGAAAGCTGGTGCAACTGTGCCAGAAGGACCTGTCACTGTTCCAAATGAAGTTACAGTTCCTGATACCGAAAAGACTGCCGAAAGGCTTACAATGCGTGAAAGGATGAAACTTCCGAAAAAGGAATTCGGATTAGTTTACAAAGACCCAGTCACTGGCAAGACTGTTAAGAAATATCCTCTGCACGACAAAGAACACGTTATGGCTGCCATAAGGTTCTTTAATATGCACTACGATAGGCTACCTGAAGAATTCCGAGCTAAAGTAGCAAAGAAAATCAAACAGAAGGCTAGCCAGTATGGGATTATGATTTCACCAGACAATGTAATTCACAAATACGCTTCGTTGTTTGAAAAAACTGCAAAGGAACTCACGATGCGTGAAAGGATGAAGCTACCAAAGAAAGTTTTCGGACTGGTGTACAAAGACCCACGAACTGGCAAGGTTGTAAAGAAGTACCCACTGCACGATGAGGCACATGTTAAAGCTGCGATTAGCTTTTTCAACATGCACTACGATAAGGTTCCTGAAAAATACCGTGCAAGCTTAGCAAGGAAAATAAAACAGAAAGCAAAGCAGTACGGCATTCAAATTTCGCCAGATAATGCACTTAACAAGTATGCGTCTCTGGAAGAAGGAAAACTTAATCCTGACTTCTACAAATACATCGCACTAAGAGAAAAATACGCACCGGCTGAATACAAACCCGTGTATGAAAAGATAGCGTCAGTTGCTGAAGACTATCCACCGCATTTAGTTGCTAAGGTACTTGAAAGATTAGATAAAGATGCAGGCGTGGATAGATATTGGAAAGTCGTAGGCACACCGCTTGATGCAGTTACTACACCAATGAAGCCTCTTGAAAAACAAGCATCGGACAGCAAGCCGAAAATTTTCAAGACAAACACCGAAGAAGTGTTAAGGTTTGTCGAGAAAAATATGAATGAGCTTCTAGATAAAATGCGCTAGGCAAGTGCAAAAAAGTTAACGAATAAGTCCCCTATCAGGGGACTTTTCGTTTTCCAACATTTCGAATACTGTACGATATAATCTGTTGTAGTCCGCAAAGGAGGTAATTTCTCTTATGATAAAACGTGCTGACGAGGAGGAGTGAGAAGTTATGGCATTGCTTAGCGAAGCCAGCTTAACTGACCCAAAACAAGTAATAGACGCACTGAATAACGTAGTTGCACCATACGGTGTAAGCTATCCAAAAGACGATTTGGATGTGTGTTTAACATTTGCTCGAAAAGTTCAACCGGTGCACGATAGTGTTGTCGACAAGCTCCGAGCATACGACACGCTTTCTAAACCTGTAGCGTATCAGCACTGGCACATATTCGAAAAGGTTGCGAACTTTCTGCTTGACGGCATTGGCACAGTTGAGTACGTAACACCACCGACTGAGCAGGAGCTCGTTTTTACCTGCTGGATTATCCAGCGGGATTTTCCAGATATGCTGAAACACCTGAATGAAGAAGTTCAGACCTACGTAACGACAGTCTGGGGCAAGTACTATGGTTATGCCGTTCCACATCCCGTTATGCTCAATTTCTGGCGGGACGACCGCACACTCATTGGACCTGTCTTTGAAATGCTTGAGTATTTAGAACATGCGGAACATGTAGATATAACGAGATTTCCGATGGATATTGTTGAAGGGCAGGCTATTAGGTTGTATACCATTTCTCAATTTCTTAAAGACTACGGCTATTCTGCGGAATGGCACAAGGCTATTGTTAGGAGGCGGACGGTATGGGCTCAGTGACACCGATGGGAATAATGCCTGATGAGATACGCGGACTACTGCCTGTTACAGGTTCTGGTGCAAAAAGACTAATCAACAAAATAATGGATGTAGACAACGCAAACATTACGGACAACATCCGTGAAATTTTTAAGATTGCTTATTTCCTATACGTTTCTAACGGAACGATAGCAGCTGCTGTCAACAAGCTTGTCGAGTATGCCCTTACTGAGTTAGATTACGAAACCGAAAATCAGGAAGCACTTGAAATAGTAAAGGACATTTTAGAAAACAAGCTTAAGATAATAGACATTATCTTTAAGCTAGGACTTGACTACTTCATTTACGGTAATGCATTTGCTTCTGTTGTAGCACCGTTCATGCGTGAGTTTGTGGGTGTTTATACGAAAACTGTCTATACACCGAAAGTTGTTAACGGGCAACCCAACTGGGAGTTCAAGGAAAAACAACTTTACTTCAGAGGTCCAAACAGTTACGAACCAGTCGAAGTACGTGATACTATTTTGAAAAACAGGAATTTTAATATTGTTGTCTGGAACCCATCAGAGATTGAAATAAACTATAATGAGTATGCGAACGTTGCCGAATACTACGTCAAGATGAACAAAGGTTTTGTTAAGCGCTTGATGAAAGATGAGTTTCTGCTTAGGACGACACCGTATGCATTCCTTGAAGCGATAATTAAAGGCACGGCAACAGTTAAACTTAATCAGAACAACTTGGTTGTGTTCCAGAGGGTTTCGCCGTCAGGGAAGTTCACGCCGTGGGGGTTGCCTTGGATAGTCCACGCATTCAAGGATACATACTACTATATGCTACTTGAAAGTGCGCAGGAAGCGATACTGAGTGAACGCATGGTTCCGTACAGATACATTTATCCGCCAACCGAACTTATTACACAAGGTTCGCCACTTACACTTGATTTGAATGACTGGAAGCGGAAGGTAACAACTGCTCTGACGAACTGGAAGCTCAATCCCAACAACATCCAGATATTCCCTGTGCCGGTTGGCGTAGGTCAGCTTTCAGGTGAAGGCAAGTCAGTCACTGTTTTTGCAGAGATGGATTTTGCAAATAACCAGATTATTCAAGATTTGCAAGTTCCGATGGAATTCATCAAAGGTGGATTGACTTGGTCTGGTAGTTCGGTGTCGCTCAGAATGCTTGAGAACCACTTCATCAACTTCAGGGAGCGAATCGAAGAAATACTCAACAAGATTGTAGCTATTATCCTGAACATTTTGGAACTGCCGAAAGTTTCCGTTAAGCTCAGACCGTTCAAGATGGCAGATGACATACAGCGCAAACAGATGTACCTGCAACTTTACCAGATGCAGACTATATCTAAGAAAACGCTACTCAAAGAATTCGACATTGATTATGAACGAGAGCTTGAACTGCAACGTCAGGAAATGTTGCGTGAACTTGAACTGCAGAAGCAACAATTTATAGAGCAACAGAAGATGCAGATGGAAGCGCAGGCAGTGGTTGCAACGATGCAACAGCCAGAGGTAGATATTCCCGAGAACCAGCCTCTAGGAGACCAAGCAAGATTGATGGGGCTGTCGCAGTATCTTCCAACACAGGCAATGCAACCGCCTATGCCTTATCCGCCAATGACGCCGGAAATGATGCGACAGATGCCGGTTGAACAGCAAGCGGACATGCGACCGCTACCTGAACAGAAACCACCTAGACGGCAGAATTCACCAATTTAATACTTAAGGAGGGATGAATGTGAATTACTTTGATGAAAGTCAGGGCATGATTAATAATTCAAAACCTGTCAGGCGCATTAGAGTTTTCAAAATCAGCGCAGACGACCCAGAAAGTTCTTTAGAATTGGAACAACTTCTGAATTCTCCGAATGTGCACATAACCAAGATTGAAGCGCAGTTCGACAAAATCAATAACTATCTTGTTGCTGTCTGGTATGACGAGCTGAAGCAATAAAGGAGGTGTAAGTATGTCAGATGTACTTTATTTGATTATTACGGCTGTTCTTAGTGTACTAACCACACTTTTTGTCATACCTCACGTGCTTAAGTTACTTGCAAGGTTTGACCCACAGGCAACTGCTGAAAAGGTCTACAAGTATGCGTTTAAGCCAGTATTTGGCTCAAAATCGAATCCATTTTCCAACGTTGTCGCTGCTACAATAATTGAGTTGTTCGCACAAGTTATTTTAGCTGAACCGGATACCGCAGAAGAAAGCCAGTCTGCACTCACCATAGTTGCAGAAGCCAGAAAGCTCAAAGAGGCTAACATTGCCAAGCTTTGATGCCCGCCACCCTAGGTGATGAGATTTCCCCGCCATCCATATCCCGCTTGCCCAGACTAGCTGTCTGGGCTTTTGTTTTTCAACAACTTCCACTTCCTAATGTAAAATCACTGTGAGATTAACTAATGCGGGAGGTATGTTCATGTTCGAAAGTCGAATATACGATTACTATAACTTCATGCAACGTGAGGTAAAAAAAATATACAGTCAGGCATTCCCTATACAGTCTGGCGATTTGACGCTTGAGTTGGTTGATGTTGAAATCAAGCGTGTGCCGTTTGACAGCCCAAGCTACGTGCAGAAAGTCAAGGCGAACGAAAAAACATTAGTTGCTCCAATTGTACTCAGACTCAGACTGAAGAAAGGCAGTCAGGTGATAGATGAAGGGGAAGTCACAGTCGGCTCGCTACCTGTGATTTCACCGCTTGGTACATTTATCTATCGCGGAAACGATTATGTTATTCCCAACCAGCTGAGGTTGAAGCCTGCAATCTATACACAGGAACTGCCAGACGGTACCATTCGTGCAAAGTTCAATGTTAAAAACGGCGAGAACTTTGCAATACTTTATTCGCCCAGCAAAAAGACAATGCGACTTGTTGTGAACCAAGTCAGTGTCGACCTTATTCCATTCCTGCAGGCACTCGGAGTAAACGAAGCTCAACTGCGTACAGTACTAGGTGATGCTTACAACGAAATCAGAGCACGCTCGTCAAAAATAGATATGGACAAAGTACTGAACGCATTCAAGACCAAGAGGTACTCAGAATTATGGCCATCGAATATTGACCAGCTCCCGCCGAATAAGCAGTTGCAAGTCATCTTCAGCAAAACGGAACTGGATGACAAGGTCACAAAGATAACGGTTGGTCAGCCTTTTGATAGAGTTTCCGTGCAGGCGATACTGCAGGCAGCCAGACGTGTACTTGAGATATCGCAGGGAAAAGCTGAACCGTCTGGTGTCAGTAGCCTGCCGTTTAAAAAACTCGTGATACCAGAGGAACAAATCTTAGAGAAAATCAACCTCGGTGTAAAACTGCTCAAGCAGACTGCACAAGACAGGATGCAGAAATATGACAGGATAAAAGACATTATTCCACCGAACTATACATTTAAACCAGTTCGTGATTTCTTTGCAATGAGCTCTGCAGTAAGGTTTCTGCAGTCTGTTAATCCATACTCGATACTTTCAGCAAACAAGCAGGTTACAATCACAGGTGAAGGTGCAATCGAAGACGATAGGGCGATAACGGTTGAAGACCGCAGCTTGGACCCGCACAGTTTAGGTTTCATTGACCCGGTGCATACACCTGAAACCGATAAGATAGGCGCTACCACCTTCATGACATTCACTAGTATTTTCGGATTGCACCATGGTCGACCTGGTGAAATACTGAATTGGTTCTTGAATCCCAAAACAGGTGAGCTTGAGCTGAAAGCTCCTATCGATTTGCATGACAAGGTTGTTGCGTTTCCCGATGCGCTGAAAAAACAATTCAGAGATAGCATAGATATAACCGAGCTCCTTTCAAGCTCGAAGACGCCGAAGGTAAAGGTAAGCAGTGGAATGTGGCAACTTGATGAGCAAGGGCTTGTTCCTGCTATGAAAGATGGCAAAATCACAAAGGTCAAGCCTTCGGAAGTTGATTATGTCATCTTCCATGCATACCAGATGTTCGGTCCTGCGACAAACATGCTACCTGCACTCCAGAGCTTGCAAGCTAACCGAGCAATGATGGCTGCAAAACACATGACACATGTGGTTTCACTTGCCAAGCCGGAACAGCCACTTGTTCAGACACGCTTTGCCGGTACGCCATATACATACGAACAGGCAATTGCTACCTTCTTCCACCTCAGGTCTCCTGTTAATGGAACAGTGCAAGAAATCGATGAAGAAAACAAAGTAATCAAAATAAAAGGCGACGACGGCAAGATACATAAAGTTGAGCTCTTTAAAGATTATCCGCTTGCTGAAGGTAACTTCTTCTCGCATAGGGTTCTGGTCAAGCCGGGCGATAGAGTACGAGTTGGTCAGATAATCGCCGTTTCAAATAACGAAGACAACGGGGTATTTGCTTACGGTACCAACCTCAAGATAGCGTACATGCCGTTTGAAGGCTTGAACTACGAAGATGGTATAGTAATCTCAGAATCGGCAGCCAAAAAACTTGCAAGCGAGCACGTCTATACATATGAGCTCAAGTTAGATGATGACACGAAATTGGTTTCACCTGCTGAATTCAGAAGCTTATTCCCACGCACGTATGAAATGTCAAAGCTCAGCAATATAGAACCGTCAGGAGTTATCAAAAAAGGCGCAGTTGTCGAACCGAACACGCCACTTATACTTGCAGTGCGCAGTGTCAAACCGACCCTGCATGAAGCGATGGTGGGCGAGAAGTTCAAACAGAAATTGTCATCGTTCAGCAATGCAACAATTGAATATGAAGAACCCAGTAGAGGTGAAGTAGTAGACGTAATTCGAACAGGTAATACAGTCAAGGTACTTGTCAAAACAACTATTCCAGCATTAGTTGGAGACAAAATAGTAGCAAGACATGGAAACAAAGGTACAATCGCTGCGGTTATTCCTGATGAAGAAATGCCGAAAGATGAAAATGGTGAACCGATGGAAGTGATATACAACCCAATTGGTGTAGTAAGCAGATTGAATCCATCTCAGCTGTTCGAAAGTGCACTTGGAAAAGTTGCAAGAAAAATAGGCAAGCCGATAACCGTTGACAACTTCGATGAAAAAGACATGGCATCTGAAGTCAGAAAGCTACTTAAAGAACACGGTCTGAAGGAAAAAGAGTACCTGACATACAAAGGTGAAAGGCTTGAACGTCCGGTTTTCACAGGTGTGGAGTATTTTGTTAAGCTACCACAGATGGCGCATACGAAGACTACAATACGAAAAGAATGGGGATACGACATAGACCTGCAACCGCTTAAAGGTTCGAGTGAAGAGGGCGGTGCTCGTACTATCGACCCGCTTACGTTCTACAGCTTACTTGCCCACGGCGCTGAAAAGAACATACAAGAAATGGCGACTTATAAAGCAGAAAAGAATGACGAGTTCTGGCTCAGCATTGAGCTCGGTAAGGTGCCACCAGCACCGAAACCTACGTTCGTGTTCAGAAAATTCGAAAGCCTGCTCAAAGCCGCTGGAATCAATGTGGAAAAGAAAGGCGACGAGCTACTGATACACCCAGTTAGCAAGGATGATATTGAAAAGCTCAAGCCAGTTGAGATAGAAAAACCGACAATGCTGAATGCGGTGAATATGTTGCCTGAGAAAGGCGGGCTTTTCGACCCAGAAAAGCTTGGTGGCATATACGGTGATAAGTGGGGGGTTATAAAACTGCCACAGCCAGTACTCAATCCTGTGTTCAAGCAGCAGACTTCCGTACTGCTCGGGCTACCGCTCACTACTGTTGAAAAGCTTAATAGCGGTGAATTGGCAGTCACAGAAGATAATGAAATCGTTCCGGCTTCAAGCCCGAAGGCTAAATATTTCGGCGGTGAAGCAATACAGAAGCTCATAAAGCACAAAATAAAAAACGACGATATCGACAAAGCACTTGAAGAAGTAAGGCAGAAATTAGAAAGCACAACTAATCCTAAAGAGGTCGGCACACTTGCTAAGCAGTTCAGAATGCTCAATGCGGTAAAAAACAAACTGGTCAATCCTGAAGACTTTGTGATGTCTGAAGTATTGGTTGTACCTCCGAAATTCAGGCCGACAGTTGAACTTGAAGAAGGTGGCGTAGCTGTTTCACCGCTCAACTATGCCTATCGTGACTTACTACTTGCCAAACAGACATTAGAGAATGCAAAGAAGACAAGAGTTGTGACTAACGAAAAGCAGTTCAAACAATTAGCCAGCAACTTGTTGAGCAGACAGGTTGAAAAACTTATGTTTGCTGTTCCGACAGGCAGGAGCGCAATGGAACCGAAAGGTATAATGCCGATAATTGCAGGGCACGGCGGTCCTAAAACAGGACTTGTGCATTCGAAAATCTTCAGGAAGCGTCAAGAACTTTCATCTACAGCTGTTCTGCAAAATGGTCCTGAGCTCGGTGTTGATGAAGTTGCTATTCCAGAAGAAATGGCTTGGAACCTATACAAACCATTTGTAATCAAACAGCTTACGACAATGGGGTATGACATAATCAAGGCAAAGGAACTGATTGAACAAAAGGATGAAGTAGCTAAAAAGGCGCTCATTCAAGAAATGGAGAGAAGACCTGTACTTGTTAACAGACCACCATCTTTGCACAAGTTCAACATCATGGCATTCAAGCCTGTACTCATACCGTCGTCAAGTGAGAAAAAACCTGAGCAGTCAGCTGAACCTGTTAAAAGGCTGGAACTGGTTCTGCGAATGAACCCACTTGTGATGAAAGGGTTCAACGCAGACAACGACGGCGACACGGTGGCAGTTTTTGTGCCTGTCACCGATGCTGCAAGAAGGGAAGCAATTGAAAAGCTGATGCCGAGCAAGAACGTAATTCGACCAGTGTACGGGGATATAATGGTAATTCCGAGAGCTGAATACATTCAGGGAATATACAACATTACTGCTCTTAAACCAAAGCAGAACAAACCAATAGCAAACTACGGGCAGAACTATGAAAAGCTTTTCCGTGACTGGAAGGCAAGAATGATTAAAGGCGACGACTATGTAGTCTTTGATGGCATTCCGGCAACTGTTGGTCAGCACCTTGTGAACGGCTTATTCCCGAAGATGGTTCGAAACTACAAAAAGCCGATAAGCAACAAAGAACTGACCCAGATGTACATGCTTGCAATGAGGACTGGCAAGAACTTTGATGTTGCGCACACATCCGATATGCTGAAAGAAATAGGCAGGCTTGCAATGACGATGTATCCAGTAACAATCGGTATTAGCGACATAGATGACAAGAAGTACAAACAGGAGCTTCAGCCACTTATCAGGCAAGCTAAGAAAGTAGCACTCACCAATCCAGATAAATTAGTTGAACTTGCTGGAAAAATAGATGAAACAATCAAGCAGAAGGCAGAACAGGACAGTGAAAAGAACGACGTGCTCAGGATGATGGTATCAGGTGCAAAAGGTAATCCAGAGCAGGTTAGGCAGCTTTTGGTTACACCGCTCGCTACTTCAGACCCGAAAGGTAATGTATTCCCATTCGCAGTTGAGCGTTCATACTCTGAAGGACTTAAACCTTCGGAATACTTTGCAACCAGCTTCGGCGCTCGTGCATCTATGATTTCCAAGAAGATGGGTGTTGCCGAGCCTGGAGCTGTAAATAAAGAACTGCTTGTCAATACATCCGACTTAATAGTAATCGAGGACGACGACCCGAACGATATGGGCGTGCCAATATCTCTGAGCAAGCCTGACAAAGACATTCTTGGTCGCATTGCAGCCCAGACAATCAAGAAAGGCAACCGCATCTTAGTAAAAGAAGGGGAACCCATAACGCCTAAGGTACTTGAAGCGCTACGTAAGGAAAAGCTCAAGGAAGTATATGTCAAGTCAATACTGACTGCCACAACTCCAGCAGGTATACCAGCAACTGCAGTTGGTATGACTGCTGAAGGTAAACTGCCACAAAAAGGTACAAACATTGGTGTTCAATACGTTCAAGCGATAACCGAACCGCTCTCGCAAGGTACACTCAACTTGTTCCATACTGGCGGAGCTGCCAGAAAATCCAAAGCGATAGGTAATATCCTTGAGGAAGTCGAGTTCTTCACAAGAATGCCGGCAAGCAAAATGGACATCAGTGCTACGCTTTCTACGCTGTACGGTAGAGTAACCAAAATAGAGAAGTTAGCTACTGGCGGTTGGAATGTATATGTTGAGGATAAACCGCACTTTGTCAGTCCAAGGCTTGAGGTGATTGTGAAGGTCGGCGATATTGTCAAGAAAGGCGACCCGCTCTCAAGCGGTCCTATACACCCAGCTAAATTCCTTGAAGTGAGAAACAATCCATACGAAGCAATGCTGAAGACTACCGAGCAACTGACTAAGGTACTGAACGAAGGTGGTATCAAAGTGCCGATGGTCGCAACTGAGCCTATAGCACGTGGACTGATGTCAACTGCTATCGTAACTGATAACGGTGGCATTCACGAAGTGCAGGTCGGAGAATACTATCCTGTTCAGTATCTTTATGCTCTTAACCGCAAGCATGGTGCAAGTGGTACTAAAGAGGTTTCAAAAGCAATTGGTGAGCGTACAGCAGAACACTACGGTACAGTCATGGCAGGTACGCTCATAGACCAGGCAATTGCAAAAGAACTAGAGCAGCAGGGCTTTAAGAAAGTTAAGACGTATAGAGACGTCATCAAATACAAGATTGTGCTTGCAGGTAGCCAGACGCAACCAGCCTACAGAAGCGACTGGCTCCACAAACTTACAACAGGTCGTATTGCGCAGAACTTGTCGTTTGGTGCTGCAAGTGGCGATAGGTCTAAGCTGACAGGCTTCAATAGTCCGAATGCTGCTTGGATAATTGGAACAAGCAGGTACTTCCCTGAAAAGTGAGGTGGTAATTATGGCAATCTATATATCAACAGCGCAGGAGCTCATAGACCTGCCGAATAACACCACCGAAACGGTGTATTTAACAAGCTCAATAGATTTGACAGGATACACATACACACCGAAGACATTTAAAGGTACTTTTGATGGGAACTATCACAAAATCACGGGGCTGAGTGCTCCGCTTTTTGACGTGCTCGATGGTGCAACAGTAAAAAATGTGAAGATAATCGGAGCTAATGTGCAGACTAATGCAACCGCAGGAGCAGGAATTTTGGCTAATACAGTTAAAAATGCTACACTATACCGCATTGCGATATACGATTCAAGTATTACAGCAATCTCAAGTACTTACTGCGGTGCACTTATTGGATTTGTTCAGCCTGGTTATAGGCTGAGTGTAAGCCAGTGTGCAGTAAGACATGTGGATGTTTATGGGCAAAAGAATGTAGGTGGTTTGATTGGGTACATCGGCACTGATGACTATACGATAACAGACAGTTACTTCATTGGTTCAGTTCGTGCAACAACAGTGGAAAACATCGGCGGATTTATCGGCTATGCAAAAATGAGTGGCAGTGCAAAGATAGATAAGTGCTACGTTATGGCTACGTTCACCTGTCCTGACGTATTCATGGCGAATCAATTTGTCAACTTCAGCTGATTTTTTAGGTAAATTTGGAATAAGAGTCATTACTATGATTTGCGAGGTGAAAATTGATGACTACAGTCCCATATTGGATAGAGCGAACAGACCAGAACAAGCCGTACAGAGTATGGTTCAAGTTTGAAAAGATACCTGTTGGTACAACTACTTACAGGTGGCGAAAAACTAGCACAAACACTGGCAATCCTAATGATACGTTTGTGTATTTTACGGATTTTGATACACTGGCAGATTGGACAGCCTCTGGAACAACAGTAACGAATGGTATTGTCAATACGTCTGGTGGTTATATTGAGCGTAATTTGGGCTTTGATTTCAAGCAGGGATACATTGGCATTAGTTTGATTAAGGCAGGTACAGATACACAGTATGG